TTTTTAGTATATCAATTAGTTCATCTGGATTCTCTTTTAACAAAAATTTGATATATTGATAAACTTCGTTCTTTCCCAATTCATAATGGTTGCAAAATACAGATAGAATTTCGGGTTCTATATCCACTTTATTCTTCGCCTTTATGTATTTGAGAAAGAACGATTTTTTTGGGAGAACATCATGTAAAAGTTTATAGTAATCCTTTGATGATAATATACCATTTGAATAAGTTTGAAACTCATTTATGACTTCAACAAATTCAGGTTCCATAGAAAAGAATCGAGCAATCATATAATTGCTCCATGATTTTTTATCTTCTTCTGTAAGTTCTTCCCACTTTGTTTTGCGGAAAGTTACACCTTTAATGTGATCAAATAAACTTTTGGATGCCATTTTTTATCTATTTGTGGTTGGTAAAAATTCACTATTGATATTTCCACATTCTAAACAAGCATATGTTGGAATTGGTAAAACTGCCTCTTGTCCCGTTGGTGACAATAGAGCAGATATTTTTTTGAAAAACAATACTTCATGGAAAAATTTATTTCCACATTTTGAACATTCAATATCAGTTGCCTGATTTAAGTCAATGTTTACTTGTTGTGGATCTTGTGCAGATTGCCCACCACCAATATCATAAATACCCATTGTTACCTCCTTTGGTCAATTTCCATAATAATTTGAATAAACATAGCCATGGCATTTATTTCATGGTCTACAACAAAACTGTCTTTATATTGTGCTTCTGCAATTATCAAAATGATAGTTGAAACAAAACCATTGGCGAATGTATCAACATTGTCATAAAGATAACGAAACATTTGATTAAAGTCTCTGACATGATTATCGGCAAGTAACTGACGAATACCATCGAACTTTTCTTTTTTACTTTTACTTGATTTCAGAACATCTAAAATAGATGAAAGATAATTGTGTTCTACCAAAGTTGTTTCATCCAATTTCAAAACACCACCGATAACACATCGTTGAGTTGTGTTGATTACACGGCGAATATCTGGATAAGATTGATTGATGATTGTTACGAGATTATCTTTTTCATACTTTACACTTTCACCATCAAGAATTTTTACAAGATGTGATGCAACTTCTTTCTTTGATGGTGGAACTATATTGAATATCTGACAACGAGATTGGATAGGATCGATAATCTTATCCACATAGTTACAAGTCAAAATGAAACGAGTTGTCTTACTGAATGTTTCAATAACATTACGAAGTGCCGCCTGAGCATTCGGTGTCATGTAATCACATTCATCAAGGATAATCAATTTCAATCCACCGAAACCAATCGAAGAAGCAAACTGTTTGATTTTATCACGAACAGTATCTACGGAGTTTTCATCTGATGCGTTGATGTAAATGTAGTTATCTTTTGCAATAGTATTTGCAACAATCTTAGCAAGTGTGGTTTTACCACTACCGGCATCACCGTAAAGAAGTAGATGTGGAACATCACTGGTGTCAATGTATTGTTGAAACGTTGCCTTTACAGTATCATTTCCAACATAAGTGTCAAGTGTCTGTGGACGATACTTTTCGTTCCAAATTGTGTGTGAGGGGTTAAACATAACATACCTTAATGTTTGATAAATTCATATACTAATATACAAAATTTTTAGATAAGAACCAAATTATTTTTGAAAAACAAAGATTGGCTCTCTTTTATATCCTGCACCCATGACGGCAGATAGTATCAGTTGCAGGGTATCGGTGTGAGTAAAGCCAACTAAGTTGGCATACTTTATAGTCATTTCTTCGAGGTCTTTATACTTTGGTGTGTTGGCTATGTTGATTAACATATACCCACCCTTTTTTAGACCGTGGTAACAGTTCCGAAATGTTCCTTGTAAGAAACCAGAACCCCAATCTTCTCTTGTTGGAAACTTATTGTATGATTGAGTTTCTTCATCTGCATATTTCTCTGTATCAAAATATGGTGGTGAAGTAAAACATAAGTCTAATGTTTCTGCTTCTGGAAGATAATCTTCTGAACCCATCATGTTTAATTGAATATCCTTACCAAGATAAGCAAAGTCATCACGAAGTTTACATAGTCCTTCAAATGTTTTTGTAGATGGTTCTGTTCCGATATAAGTTTTGATATAGGGTGATGCGAGAGCACCAACCAATCTCCCACCCCAACCACAAGACATATCCCACATCACACCGTCACCACCAAAGTTTTTATAGATAACACCGGCAGCAGTTGGTCTGAAATTGGAAACACCTTGAACTCCAGAATATATTTTAAGAGACTGACGCAAACGGTTTTCTTGAAAAGAACCACCCCAATGTTTTGATAACCATTTCAAACATTTACGAATAGTCATCTTGAATGTTTGGTCATTCAAAAAATTATCCATAGGAGACATTTTAGAATTGCCACACTTTACTTCCATTGCATGAGGAAAGTATGACCACGCCAATCGAAGTCCGTTCATGGTTTGAATTATATCACCATCTTTGAAAATAGAACCATAATCAAACTGTTGAAGTTTTCTCATGTGTTCATGTTTTTCTTGTTCGGTGATTTTCATATACGGATAACCATGTTTGCGGTAATACTGAAAGATACAATCAATGGTATCATCCAACTCTCTTTTACCTGCAAAGTATTCACCCGTTTCTTTCCACAGACGAACTTCTAGCGGATCAACATCGAAAAATTTACCTAAACTTTCACTATCTACTTTCATATTATGGTTTATAGAATACAAATATCGGCTCGTGTTTGAACCACTCACCATTGAATAAAACTTTATTTGTTAGTCTTTCTGGATCAGAATTACCAATCATCTTCGTCATCAACATACCAATCTTGCCTTTATATTCCATTCCAAGTGATTTCAATATGTCAATAGAATCTTCTTCAAGATGAATAGTTTTATTTGCAGACACTTTGATATTTGCAATGTTCCAGCAAAGGTATCTATCATTTTTCAAATATCTAAAAGCAGTTTCAAGTGTTGGGCGAAGAAAGTTATCTCTCCAATCTGCGTATTCTCCGTGTGATTTGTAAGATTGTGTATCATCATCAGAATACATTTCACGATTGAAATACGGCGGTGATGTGAAAACAAAATCCAACGTACCTTCATATTTTTGGAATTTAGGATTATGTTGTATCAATTCAGATCCATCTTGAAAAACTTCGTATGTATGATTTTCTTTTACATCAAAAAATCTTGATGATAGTGAACTGCCTTTCTCACCAATAGATTTCAAATAAAAATCAGCAAGATATTCGTAACGAGTTATTCCCAAATCAGGAATGGAATTGTCTGTATTTGGATCAGTTCCAACATAATGTATTGCGCGACTAACAGACATTGCACCGAGTATTCTTCCACCCCAACCAGCACTTGGATCATATACCGTAACTGTTTCACTTGCAGGAATATGTTTTGTAAAATGTTCATACAAAAACTTTGCAGTCATTGGTGGAAAGTTTACAGCCGGTTGTGAGAATGAAATACGGAATATCTGAAATGCTTGTGGAAACAAACGAACATTCTTATCGAATACACGAACAAGAAATACATTCACTCTTGGTTCTTCACCATCTTTTTTAATCATAAATGTATCAGTCAGTTCATCAATATCACCAAGATAGAAAGTCATACTTTCATCAAGTATTCCGTCCTTAACAAACTCACGAATTTCATCTGCTTTAATTGTAAGATACTTTGTATATTTCTTATTGTATGTTTCAAGTGTACACGATATTTTTGAAATACGCAAACCTTGTGCATCAAATCTACCATCACCATTCTTGAATGCTAAAAAGAAATCTCGAAGTGTTTCTCCCTCGCGGAAGTATGGGTTTTTAATTTGATTTGATGAAATTGATTTGCTATACAAATACATTGAATCGTTGTAAAGAGTTCTTTTCATAACGTGTTGAAAAGTTTCTTTCATTTCGTCTGTGAAGAAATCGTAAATCGATCTCGCAGTTTCTTCCGATGTTCCACCACCAATTTTTGTTTTCAACATTGTTGGGAAGAATTGATTGGCGGCAGAACCGTTTTTAGAAAAATTGGCAATGACGCCGATGATGTCAGCGTCATTACCTTTTTCTGGACTATGAAAAATTTTAGATGTATTGAATTGACGCAGTTTTGAAAATGACTGCACGATTTCTTCTTCACTCCTGCCAACAAGTGGCGGTTTTCCGTTTTCATCCCAATCTTTCAAAAATCTTTGGCGTAATTCTTCTACCCATTCGGTAAACTTATCCATATCGTATGATACCAATTCACCGTAAGTTATGTTTGATGACCAAGATAGAACATCACTCTTTTCATAGAAATACTTTTTCATTAGTTGTTATCCAATTTTACCAAATAATACTTTGCTTCATAATCATCAATATCGAACTCAACTTTTGCCAAACCTTGTGAAGAAACTTTAAGTGTTCCTCCATTGAGGTCTTTATTTGCTGCAAGAATACCATTAAAGTATTTTGCAGAGAAACTGATTGGATCGATATCTCCACTGGCATTACATTCAATATCAATAGAAATTCTATTTGAATTTGTGTTTGAATACCCAAGAACAATTTGATACTTGTTCAATTTTTCATTCTTCAATACTGTGAACTTCTCAATATCAGACAAAGCAGATTTGGCTTTGATGAACTTATCAATAAATTCTTGTGTAATTGTAATATCCAATTCAAATGGTGGCAATTCTTTGAGGTCTGGTGC